GCATGCTGGGCCCACTTTAGGAATAGCTGCTGAATGTGCTTGCCCGGCGCCTTCTGATATTTGGCATGGTAGTGGAAGCACCACTTGGCAATTTCATTGCTCCAGCGGTTAGGGAACGGGTCGTCCACGGAACCGAGGGCGAGCGCCACGGCACCCAGGACCCCGTCGTGGGTGATCAAGGCCGCTAGGACGGTTTGCTCCTCCCGCGATTTGAATTTCTTGATCTCCATGTTAATAGTATTGGACTAGGCGCTGGCGTTCCACATCGGCTTTGTCCTGTGCGTCCCGTTCCTCCTGTTCCGAGGTGGAGCCCACACCGTCACGGGCCGCAGCCTCTTTGATCTGTCTGTATTTCTCCGCGAAGCTCATAAAGGACCCGCACTTGGGGACATACTTTTCACCGTGGTGCTCGAAATACCAGTCCATCACTTCTTTAATGGAGGAGGGACTGTAGACGTTTAACAGGGTGGCGCAAGCTTGCAGCCAGGTGGAGTGATTTATTTTGATATCGTATTCCTTGCCCGTGCGTCTATCTACGCCCTTGTGGAGCTTGTGGCGCTTGATGAACCTCTCGAAGTGGGTGCAAAGCGTGCCCGCTTTAGTGGAGGGGAAGTTGCCATCTGAAAAAACTAAATCACACCTGGCCGCGCCAGCGGCGCCGCCAGTTTCCCTTACTTCCCTATTCCTCGGCTGTTTTGGGCCGTTGTTTTTGGCCCTTTCGGTCCGTGTGGTCGTTGATGAACGCTGCCGTATGGCCATTGGTGTGCCATCGTAGTTGTCCCCCGCCCAGGTCACTTGGAGGATACGGCGGAGCCGATGCCCGTCCTTCAGCTGGAAGGAACGGACAAGGCCAAGCTCCAGGAGCACGGGGAGCCGGCGCTGGACGTGGCGGGCGGTGCGTCCCCACCTTCGTGCTATCCATTCGGAACTCGCCCAACACCCTTGCTTCTTGGGGTCCTGCATCATGTTAATGATCCCGAGGAGAACTAAGTCCTCGCCGGTGAGGGTGTGCTCCTCGATTACGAGCCGGATGATAGAGACAGGGAAATACCACCCGCGTGCATACCCATCTTTGTGGACCACTTCATCATCCGCGTAGGCTTCCATCACTTGTGCCCTCGTGTTCTCGGCCGCCAGCTTGTCGAAGTATTTTTCTTCTGCTGCTATGCTGCCCGGACTTCTATGAATAATGAATCCCATAAGTTGCTAAGCAAAACACCGCCGGACCCTGCGGGAAGTAGCAAAGTTATCGGGATGGCCCCTAGAACATCTTCCACGCCCGGTCCGGCGGTAAATTCCTTAGGCCATTCGATTCACTTAACTTTGCTTACACATATACTCACGGGACCCGCGGACGAGATGCAAGCAAAAAAAAGCCCTGGGGTTTGAGCCCAGGGCGTTGGTAGGGTTGGAGCGGAGCTTACTCGCCCGCGTCTACCACTTCTTCGTCGGCGTCGGTTGTGGAGGGCTCGTCCGTCGGGACAGACTTCGCAGCCGGCTTCTTCCCGTTCTTCTTGGCGGCCGGCTTGGCAGCGGCGCCTTTGCCACCCTTCGCCGCGGCGCCTTTGCCACCCTTCGCCGCGGCGCCTTTGCCACCCTTCTTCGCGGGTTTGGCAGCGGGTTCCGCTTTCTCCGGAGCCTTGGCGCTGGAGACGAGCTGTTTGATCTGTGCGGCCGTCAAGTCTGCGGGCGGGCCACCCTTGCCACGCCGGCCAGCGTTGACCTGAATGCTCACAGTGATGTCGGAGGTTTCCACGTCCTGGGCCTTCATGATCTCCCGCGCGTGGGCAGTGGCTACACCCTCTTTGCCGAGGCGGCGGAGCACGCTGGTCACAGAGTGCCCGAAGATTCCACCCAGGAGGCCGGTGTGGGTGGTTTCAGTTTTCTTGCTGTCCGTTTTGGTCGATGTTGCTTTGTCTTTCATGTTTTGTTCTTCCGTTGTTGCTTTGTTTTTGTTTGTGTTCACTAAACTCTTGTCATGCCGGAGCACCATGTCAGGCTCCAGGCGCGAAGTAATGTTTATCGTCTCCGCCGTGCCGGCGAACGTCCGGGTGACGTCGTGTATGCGGTCCCGCACCGTCCGCATCTTGCGGGAGAGGCAGCGGCACCGGGCCCGGCAGTCGTTCACCATCTCTACCACCCACTCCGCGCCGCCGCTTGCGATCACATCTCCGACTCTAAGGTAAACCAAATTCATAACGTTTATATCTATTTATATGTTCAGTCTGTCCAATCTATTCTTGCACTATTTTCTTCAGTCTCATCAAAGCATATCTCAGGCCCGATTACAGCGGGAGGCACATTAGGCGGATGAAGCGCCACACGGCGTTCAGCCCGTGGACGGCTTTTGTCGCCTAGCCCGTGGGGCGGGACAACGAAGCAGGAGCACGAGGTCCGGGCGCGGCGGCGAGCGTAGGCGCTCCCCTCACGGTAGCACTTGCACAAGGTTACGAGCAGCGGGAGATCGAAGCTACTACGTGGTTTGATGGAATAGGTTTTCCACGTCCAGGTGATGCCAATGACGGCTTCCGTTGTCGTCTTGATGGTGAACTCAAGCTTGTTTGCTTTAAGTGTCTCTTCGAACCGGTATTCAAAATCGCGTAATCGCATGATGACTTGATAGCAGGATGTTGGCCCAGCGGAATCGGGATGATCTGTTGAACTATAGTATATGGGTCTAGCGGACCCGCCCGGGCCGACGGTCCAGTGATGGTCTAGTCTGTCCTGGACAGATATTCAAAGATGGACAGACCCACCCGGGTGTTAAGCTTGTATCGAGCGGGCCTGGGTTCTGCTGATAATATTTTATGAACGCAAACAAGCAAACCGTGTGGGAAAGAATGAGCCCGAAGCAGCAAGCAATCGCCCGTGCTAAAGACCGGATGGACGCTTCCAACCGAGCGGCCCGCAATTACTTTCGGAACCTGATCCGCTACGGCAGTCGGTCCACCAAGTAACAATATGAATAAGCAAATCATCGCAGCATTCGCCGAAGAGGCACGGGACTGGCGCCGGACCGCCAAGCGCAATGAAGCCGCTGGCAACATCACCGGCGCGGAGTATGCCTTCGCTGCGGCTCTTACTATCGAGGCAGCGACCATCAAAGTTGCTGAGCAGTTTCTTAAGGGCTTTGACGTGGTCCGTTTTCGCCAGTCCTGCGACCCTACCCAACCGAACTACTGGGTCTAACATCTGCTATCAATACGCATATGAGAACAAGAGTAACTGTAAGCAAGATCACATTCACCGGAATTGCCAACGAGTCCCAGCTGGAGCAAGTGCTCACGCCCGCCGAAGAATCGGGATGCCAAGTGGACCAGCAGGACGCCCACACCAAAGTGATCGTCACGGGGACGCCGGAGCAAATCGCCAAGTATATCGAACTCTACAACGCATAACATTCAAACAGACAACAATATGAGCAATAACAAAGTCAGCGACGAAGTCCTCGAGAAGATCCGCAAGTGCCTCAACCTCGCCCACGGGCGCGGAGCGACCCAGGGCGAAATGGAAGCCGCAATGGGCAAGGCCAAAGAAATCGCAATGCGCTACCACTTGGAGATTGCGGACATCTCCCTGGAGGACAAGAGCGGGAAGAATAAGAGCACCATCACCACGGACAAGGGCTCCGTCAAGATCCGGTCCAAACATTTCCGCCCGTATCACCGGTATGTTTGCGCCACCCTGATGGAAGTGTTCGGAATTCGCATCATCATCATCACTTCTTATCGCAGCTACATATTTATCGGTGAGACGTTCGACGTGGCGGTTTGCTGCGCCTTGTTTGGGTGGCTGGAAGAAGCTTTCTGGGATTGCTACTGGCAGATCCGGAAGTCCTACGGCGAGACGGACTATGTGGCAGGCACGGCGAACGGAGCTTACCTGGGATTCTATAACGGGCTCCTGGCTGCAAACAAGCGGGCGGAAGCCGCACTCTCCTCCGCGGAGAAGCAGTCCTGGGCCCTCGTCGTCGTGGACAAGAACGCCCTCGTGGAGCAACGGATGAAGGAAGAATATCCGATGTTGGGCAAAGCTCGCAGGTCGTCCATACGCTCGATGGATAGTGGCGCCTATCACACGGGATACGCCAAGGGCAAGACGGTGAACCTCCGCCAAGTCAACGGCGGGTCCAGCTCTACGTCCATCGGCAGCTAAAAACAAATTTGCAATCTGGGCTGGACCCACCCGGCCCAGGTTGCTAACCTTCGTTATGAATCTTAGAAAGAAGAAACCGCGGGCGGACGCGATGCTGGCGCAAGTGCAGGACTTGATCTACAAGCTGGCGTGGGACGCTGCCACGCAATACAACTGGCCCTTCGACGAGTGCTTGCGGGAAGCTTACTGGCAGTTCATGAAGGCGTGGCAGTATTACGATCCCGCAAAGGGAGTTAAGTTCTCAACGTTCTACACTATGATCTTTAAGTGGCAGATCAAGAGCCGCATTAAAGAGCTGGGCAAGCGCCACGCCCGGCTCCCGCAGATTGAATTTCAGGAGAACTTGCGCGGTGTGCTAAAGCTCAAGGCGCCCGCGGCCCGCAGTCCGTGCTTGGACGCGGCGGGCGACTTGTCGGCGGACGCCCGGGAGATCGTCCAGCTGCTCGTGGAGACTCCCGAGGAACTGCTCGAGGGCGTGCTCCACCCGCATTGGTTGCTCAACCGGGTTCGGCGGTTTTTGATCAACCACAAGGGATACAGCGGGCAGCGGTTTCGGGAAGCTACGGAGGAGATAGGCGCGGCGTTCCGCGAGGTGTGGGCTGATAATACAGTATGACAAAGCTGAAACCCTTCCAGCTGGAAGGCGCCCGCGCCATCTACGACTTTGGCGGCCGAGCTCTTTTGGCGGACGAGATGGGTCTAGGCAAAACTATTCAAGCCCTGTTCTGGGTGCACAAGATCCGCCGGCGCCGGCCCGTCGTGATTGTGACGCCCGCGGGACTGATGTGGATTTGGCATGCGGAGGCAGCTCTCCACTTTGGCATGCGGGTGGAAGTGCTGGAGGGGATGATGCCGACTCGCCAGCGGACGCTTCCCGGGCCCATTGTCATCGTCAGCTACGACACCCTTCCTAGCTGGCTGCCGGTGCTGACCGCCGCCCGCCCGCAATGCGTTATCTTCGACGAAGTCCACTACTGCAAGGAGAAGTCTACCCTCCGCAGCAAAGCCGCGCTGAAGCTCGTCCGGGGAGCCGCCTCGGTGCTGGGCTTGTCCGGGACCCCGCTCACCAATCGCCCGATAGAGCTGTGGAACGTCCTGCGGCTTATCCGCCCCGACATCTTCCCCGACTGGACCGTGTATGCTTGGCGCTACTGCAAGCCGCGCAAGACCCCGTGGGGCTGGAAGTATGACGGCGCGGAGCACCTAGGCGAGCTTCACCGCATCCTGCGGGAGGAATGTATGATCCGCCGGCTCAAGTCCAAAGTGATGACTGAGCTGCCCAACAAGCGGCGGCGGGTGGTCGTGATGAAGCTAGCTCCGGAAGGGCTGGCGGAGTATCGAAAAGCCCAAGACCACTTCCGGGAGTGGCTTCACAATCAAAGCCCGCTAAGGGCCCGCCGGGCTCGAAAGAGCATGGCTTTAGTAAAGGTGGGCTACTTGCTCCGCCTGGTCGCCCGCTTGAAGCTGGAGCTTATGGTCCGCTGGATCACCCGCTTTCGCGCCGTGCACCCGGGCGGGAAGCTGGTCGCACTCACGATGAACACTTTCGTGATCGACTATTTGGTGAAACGCTTTCCTACGGCGGTCATTGTCGATGGCCGCATCCGGGGACGCAAGCGGACCGAGGCTGTGCGGCGCTTCCAAAGCCACCGCTCCACCTGGCTCTTGGTAGGCAACTGGCGGGCCGCGGGCGTTGGCAACACGATGACCGCGGCCCAGGACATTGCGGCGCTGGACTATCCCTGGACCCCGGGCGACTTATTACAAGGCGAAGACCGCATCCACCGCATTGGGCAGAAGCTGGAAGTGACCGCTCATTATTTGACGGCCCGGGACACGGTGGAGGAGAAGCTGGTCAGCATGCTCCAGCGGAAAGCCGAGGTCCTGGGCTCCGTCTTAGATGGCGGAGAAGCGTTCGATCCGCTAAATATATATGATGAGTTAATGAAACCAGAGAACTATTTATGATAAGACCCCGAAGCAGAATATCCCCGCTGCCGGCCGATCCTGGGAAACCGCGGCACAAAAAGACCCTGTTCGTGCAAGGCATCCCGGAGGATACCCACTCCGCTTTCAAGTCCGCTTGTGCGCGGCGGGGAGAGACGATGCGGGACGTTGTGATCAAGCTGGTGCGGGAGTTCGCCCAAAAGCATGTCGCATGACGCTGCTCGAAGTGCTCAAAGAGGCCCGCTTGGCGTATGTGGAGGAGGGACAACATCACCACGCCCGCCCGGGCTGGGTCCAGCTGCGCGACTGCCCGTGGTGCCATTCCCAGTCTTATCATTTAGGCATTAACTTGCGCTCGCGGGCATGCGCTTGCTGGCGCTGTGGAGCCCAGTCCAGCTACGCTACACTACTCAAGCTTGGTGTCGACCCCGCTCTCGTGCGCCAAGCCCTCGCTGGGCGCCAATGGAGCCGTCCGGACGTAATAACGCTGACAAAGCTTAAAGAGCCGCGGGGTCGGGGCCCGCTATCGCCCGCCCACATCCGTTACTTGCGAGGGCGGAAGCTGGACCCGGAGGAGATCGCCCGGGTGTGGAACGTGCAAGGCATCGGACCCGACGGCGGACGCTTGGGCTGGCGCCTCTACATTCCGGTTCAAGCCAAAGGGCAACGCGCTAGCTGGACGACCCGCGCCATCGGCAACTCCGCCCAACGCTACTTGTCAGCCTCCCCGGAGGAGGACGGCGGAACTAATATCAAGAATTTGGTTTACGGGTTGGACGAGTGCCATCTCTCCGCCGTCGTGGTGGAGGGGCCCGTGGACGCTTGGAAGGTAGGGCCCGGAGCCACCGCCCTCTTTGGAACCGCGTTCACACCCGCGCAAGTGGAACAGTTGGCCGCTATTCCCTACCGCTTCATCTGTTTTGATAATGAGCCGCAAGCCCAGCGCAAAGCGATTGAACTCTGCCGCACGCTCGCCTTGTTCCCGGGCGAAACCAGCAACATCGTCTTAGACGCAAAGGACCCCGGGGAAGCGTCCTCCAAAGAGATTCACCTGCTGCGCCAAACCGCCCGCCTTTAATGGGGGTGGACTTGTTCGAATTCATCTCTTAGCTTTATGGCGTGAAAAAGTTCAATTTACGTTTCCTATTGGATTGGTATGACGCCTGGCTCCGCGAGTCCGAATCCAGCAAGGTGGCCGCGGCCTTAGAAATCAGCAATCAAGTTCTCCACAAGCGCCTGGCCGCCCATCCGGAATTGCAGGAGGCCAAAGCCCTGGCGGACGAGCGGCGGGGCAAGCAAGACACGTTTATCGGGTATGTGTATCAGCAACTATCGCCCAAGTCGAAAGCTCTCTGGGATCAACTCTCCTTTTGGAATGACTCCGAACATGCCTACGAAAAGATAGAAAGCATCCTTAAAGGTCAAACGAAGGAACTGCGGCAAGAGTTGTGGATTCACGCTCTTTGCACGAGCAATTTTAACCTCTCTACCGCGTGCCGCCTTGTAGGCGTTACCCGCAACGTATTGGAGGATTGGCGCAAAGACTTAGCCTTCCGCCAAATGATTGAGGAAATCCAGTGGCACAAAAAGAACTTCTTCGAGCACGCCCTTATGGACTTGGTGGACCAGCGCCACCCGGGAGCCGTGCTCTTTGTAAACCGCACCGTTAATGCGGACCGCGGGTATGGGGAGAAGCTAGAGGTGGAGCATAGCGGCAGCGTCGGCACGGGCTTTAGCCTGGAGGACCTGGACTTGCCACTCAACACCCGCCTGGAAATCCTCGCCGCCATCCGCAAGCGCAAGGAACAGGAGCCTATCGACGTGGACGCTGTGCCGGCGGACCGCATGCTTTCAATCAGCGGGAATGGGAGAACATAACAGTATGAGCAAAACAGTCGTTCTATTGTCCGGCGGGATGGATTCAACCGTCCTCGCCTACTATCTTAAAAGCCGGGGAGATGAGCTCCGCGCTATCTCCTTCGATTACGGCCAGCGCCACGCCCGGGAATTAGCATGCGCCCGGGATCAAGCGAGCTTGTTGGGGATACCTTATTGTCGGGTGGACTTGCACTCGCTCGCCCGGGTCCTGCCGGGCAGCTCGCAAACAGACCGGTCCATCGAAGTGCCTACGGGCCATTACACCCAGGAGAACATGAAGGCGACCGTTGTCCCCAATCGCAATATGATTCTCCTCGCTGTGGCTATAGGGCACGCCATCGCCTACGGGTGCGACAGCGTTGCCTATGCTGCGCATGCAGGCGACCACGCTATTTATCCGGACTGCCGGCCCGTGTTTGCGGACGCTATGCAGGCGGCGGCGCTCTTATGCGACTACAAAATGATTGAGCTCGAACGTCCGTTCATTTTTAAGACCAAGGCGGACATCGTGACAATCGGGTGCAAGCTGGAGGTCAATTTCGAGCGCACCTGGTCTTGCTACGCGGGTGAGGATCGCCACTGCGGCCAGTGCGGGACGTGCGTGGAGCGTCGGGAAGCGTTCTTCTTGGCTGGCGTTCCGGACCCGACTGTGTATGCGGAACAGGCGCCCGCGCTGGAGGCTCTGATCGCGAAGGACTTCCACATTTAGGATGAAACAGAAACTTCACTACACAGCTTACGGTGTGCAGCTGACTAGGCGGACGTCTGGAGAGAGAGAGTTCTAGCCCTTGGCGGACCAGGCACAATCTATTCTCTCTATAGAAGACGATCTGATGCAGTGGCTTTTTCGCGCGATTTGAAACAACACATTTCAGGAACTTGTAAAGTGGTGACCGTTCACGGCACTGTGGAATGGGAGGAATGAAGCCGATTTCTTTGCGCCGGGCCTGGGTCCTGCTGATAGGGGTCGGAGGGGGCCCGTGACCCTATGCTACAAGGCACTGATCGAAGGAACCCACCCGCACGCCCACCAGCGTATCTGTAGCGCGAAGACAGGTCAGGAGAAGGCTTTGGCTGACGGCTGGTCCACCAACGTCCAGGACAACGTCGACCGCCAGGTCCGAACCCGTTGCGAGCAGCTGGAGCAGAGCATCGCCGCGGGTTGGGGAAAGCTGGAAGTTCTTCAATGGTCCATGTCCTTGAAGAATGCCCAGAAGGGTGCTCAAAAGTGGGCCGGGTTCCGTTATATCATCAACGTCGAAGTCCGACCCCTGTGATCGGCGCGACCCGGGACTAACCGGACCACTGCCCAGGGCAACGGTCCAAAGATGGACCAGCCCGGGAAGTGTAAAGCGGACGCCAAACTTGACACTTGCGTCCTATCAACGCAAGTCGTTGATCGGGACAGGGTAGGGCCGGGGCCAATCCGGAGTGTAAAGAAAAACTGTCAACGGGCTTGACCGTGGGCGTCCGGGCCCGTGTTGAATATCAACGGTTTGCGCCCGGGCCGTTGATCTGCTTATATTATCCCATGAACGAAACGAAGCTCGCCGCCCTCCTCAACGAAATCGACCGCATCATTGCGATGTCGTCCACCTCCAGTCAGTTGATGCTCCTCCGGATGCAGCGCCGGGAGCTCGCCGCCCTCTTGGGCCGTTGAACAACTTGGGCCAACATCCTGCTATCAATACTCATATGAAAAACGTCCGCAAGCTCAAATCCAAACTCACCACCGACTCCACTGGAACCCGGTCGACCCTGCCCGTCCGCACCCTCCGCTTTGTCGCCCTCGAGGACTTCCCGCGGAACCTCCGTGGGACCGTCCAGGATATCGTCGAAGCTCTCCACGATGTCGCCGAAGAGGGCTCGGTCGAGGACAGCTTCGTGGACGCCAACACCATCCAGGCCCTTTGTATCGACCCCGAGCTCGGGACGGAACACGGCGACCAGTCCAAAACTCTGGAAGTGATCGCCCTGCTCCGCGGGAACGATTGCAAGCTGTCCTTGCTCCCGCTGTGACTGGGCACGACACCGGCTTATCAATACCCATATGAAGATACTTGTCAGCTTGACCCACTCGTTCGAGAAGGAAATCGCTCGCCTGAACAAGAAGGCGTCCCGCGTCGGATTCTCTCCGTTGTCCTACACCAACCTCGGCCGGCGGACTGTCAAACAGACCCGCATCGTCATCGAGACGCTTGAGGGCGAGTCCCGGGAGCATTCCTCCGTGGTCCCCGTGGAAGTCACCGAATACGACCTCGTTCTCCCGGATGCGGAACAGTATCGCTGGGCCCGTGCCACTGCGATCATTGCCACACGGCCCGCAACCGGAACTTCACTTATATCATCCAGAACAAGGACGACGGACGGGAGATGCAGGTCGGGCGGAATTGCTTTGCGGACTATATCGGCCACGAGGGACTGCTCAAGCTCGAGTTTCTGGACCTCGTCTTCAGTATGTTCAATTTGGGCGAAGAAGAGATTTGGCCGGGTGACGAGCGCGGTTCCCGCACCCTCCCCGTAGTCAGCGTCCGCCGGGTCCTCGCAATCGCGGAGTATCTGTATCGGACCCACGGCTGGACTTACAATCAAAAAGACCCCTACACCGGGGAAGTGATTGCGGACGGCACCCACCGCCAAGCGGCGCGTTATGCAGCCGGCTCCATTCCTGGGGGCAAGCAGGACGTTTGGTTCGCTCCCGAGATCACAGCCGCAGCGGACGCCATCATCGAACGCTTGCAGAACTACGAGGCGCCCGCGGATGACGAGTTCGCTCAGGCGCTTGTGTATGCGGTGAACTTCGAGTTCCTCCCGGAGCGCAAGGCGAGCTTGATAGCTTATGCCGGCCAGTTCCTCCGCAACCTCGACCAGAAGGCAGCGTTCGAAGCCCGCAAGGCGACGATGAAGCACATTGGGACCGTAGGCGTGCGGGAAGTGTTCGAGCTGACGTGCAAGGGCGTGACCACCCGCGAGGGCGACTATGGGACGACTTACATCACCCGCTTTCGAGGACAAGGACGGCAACCAGGTCACTTGGTTCGCCAGTAAGTCCGTCGCGAGCGAGGGCGAGGCGATATCAGTCAAAGCCACTGTGAAGGAACACGGGACGTTCAACGGTGCTCCGCAAACAATCATCACCCGTGGCAAGCTAGTGGAGTAATCAACAACGGGCCCGGGAGTCCGGGCCCACAACTCTGATAATAACAATATACATATGAAGACGAAGAACGAGTTCAGAATCAAGGTCACAGTCCAGTATTATGGAAACTTCCGCGGGACCGACAACGGTCTCGGACGGGACTACAAGATCACCCGCATCGACGGAGCGCCGTCCGTGGAGGTAACGGCCACGATGGAGAAGCCGGCAGCGGACTATCGCAAGGCTTATGTGGGCGACATGATCAACGAGAAGCAAGCGCAAGAACTCGCCCAGCGGGTCCAGTTCACCACTCTCCCCAAGAAGGCTTAATATGCGAATCAAAATTACAATGGAGATGAGCGGGAATGAGTGCCTCGACCTGTTCCGCAAGATCCCAAAGACGGTAGCCCAGGGTCTGTTACTTGACTTGGTGGTTGTTAACGACGGGGTGGAGAATCTAAAGGCGAATAGCGAGTGTTCTTCGCGTCTGCCAAGCAACTGATCGAGCAGAAGAAGAGGTGATTATGAAGAGCGAAACCAAAGTGTTCAAGGTTGCTCGTGATTTGAGCAGCGTGCGGGACTACTACCGCAAGAACCACATCTTCCTCCAGGTCGTGGACGGTTATGTGATTGCCGGGCGCCACGGGATTGTGGCCCGCTTCACTAACGATGAGGATGCATGCAAGTGCCTCACAGAAGCGGGTTACACCCGGGACGTCACTGAAAACATTATCTTCCAGCCATGATCACTTTAACACCCGTTCAACGAAAGGCATTAGAGGGTCTTTGGTTCCTCTATGGGAACAACGGCCCGCAGCATACTTGGGGCAATCACAAATTCATCCAGGGTATCCTTGAGAGAGGTGAGGATGACCGTGAGTTCTTTAAGAAGCCTGCTAGGGTGGTCCCTGGATGGAAGGGAGTAACTCCAGAATGCGAAACCGCAGTCGACCTAATTTTGAAATCATGAAAACATTATTCATCGTCGGCGGAGTGGACGATAGCGTTGGGTATGGTGTGGTTCTTCTTCGTCGTGGTGCGCTTCTTGAAAGTATGAACGCACAAAAGTTCTCCATCGGGCAGCGGGTGCAATACACGGCGGCGGCCAAGGCAATGTGGCCGCGTCCTAATGCCTCGATCACCTGCCCGCACATTGCTACGGTGAAAGGCTTTGCACGGGATGGAGCCGTGAGAGTCCTTTTCGACGGGCACAAGACCGCCCAGACTTACCATCCCGATTTTCTGGAGGCAGTGCCCGAGCTGGATTATCAGATTTGACATGCTGTCCCAATTGGCGTTGCTTTTAGGAAACAATGCAGAAGCCTATTATATGTCCCAAGTGCCAGCGGCGGTTCAGCAACGCCGTCCGCTTTGCTGCGCATCTCCAAAAGCATTGGCGCCTCGAGGCGGGAGCCAAGCCGGCTCTGCCCCTTAACGCCCACAAGTCATGATCGCCGCACCCGTATTCCGTGAAACGGATCTAGTGACCTCCGTCGTAAAGGAATCCTTCTATCAATTCTTCTTGGAGTTCTGGCGGGAGGTCGTCCACGAGGAACTAGTCCCCAACTGGCACATCAAATATCTGTGCGACGAATTGCAGATCATGGCGGAGCGAGTCTTCGCCGGCCAGCCCAAGCTTTACGACCTGCTCGTCAACATTCCGCCCGGGAGCACCAAGTCCACCGTCGTGTCGCAGATGTTCCCCGCGTGGTGTTGGGCCCGGATGGGAAGTTCGAAGTTCTTGTGCGGGTCCTACGCCCAGCAAGTCGCCCTCAAGGATGCGGTGCGCATGCGCGATATCGTCCAGTCGGAACTCTATCAAGCTTGCTTTCCCCACATCCAGCTGCGGGAGGACGAAAACATGAAGGGGCTCTTCGTAAACACGGAGAAGGGCTTCCGCTTGTCCGTGGGTGTGGGCGGAGCGGCGACGGGTTACCACGGCCACTTTCTCCTCATCGACGATCCGCTGAATCCCGAGGAGTCTTACTCGGAGGCGGAGTTGAAGACGACGAACAGGTGGATGGAGACGACGCTGCCCTCGCGCAAGGTCGACAAGGGGATTTCTGTGATCATCCTCGTTCAGCAACGCTTGCACCAAAGCGACCCGTCCGGGGAGATGCTAGCGAAGACGCAAGGGGAGGGTATTAAGCATATCTGTCTGCCAGGGGAGATCACGAAGATGGTGCGTCCCTATGAGCTCCGGGATCGCTATGTGGATGGACTGTTAGACCCCGTTCGTATGTCACGGGCCGTTTTGCAAGCGCAAGAGAAGGAGCTGGGCGCCTACGGTTACGCCAGCCAAATTCTCCAGGACCCTGTTCCCTTGGGCGGAGGCATGTTCAAGACGGACTTGCTCAAACTCGAGGACGAGGTGCCTGCTAGAGACATCCGGCGCTGGGTCCGCAGCTGGGACAAAGCGGGCACGGAGGACGGCGGCGCTTGGTCGGTGGGTGTGTTGATGGGCATCGACAAAGCGGACGAGTATTGGATTGTCGATGTCGTGCGCGGGCAATGGGGATCGACGAAGCGGGAGTCCATGATTGCGCAAACGGCGGGACTGGACGGGGACGGGGTGACGGTAGTGCTGGAGATCGAAGGCGGGAGCGGAGGCAAGGAGTCGGGCGAACACACGGTGAAGAACCTAGCGGGCCACAAAGTCCTTTGCTTCCATCCTACGGGCGACAAGGAGAGCCGAGCTTATCCCTTCTCGTCCCAGGTGGGCTCCGGCAATGTCCACGTGCTTAAAAGGGACTGGACGCGCGACTATATAGAAGAGCTGCGATACTTTCCGGCGAGCAAATATAAAGACCAGGTGGACGCCAGCGGAGCCGCGTTCAACCGCCTGGCCCGGAAGAAGAAGAAAATGGGTGGATGGTAAAACAAAGATTATATGACATTAAAACTAAGTTCAGTATTCATTCTGTCCCTCGGGCTCGGATGCACGAGCCCAGCGCCTCAGCGGTCCATGCTAACAGCATCGACTAGTTCCTCACCGCAGCCATCGCCTTTCAGCGAGCTGCGGGTGCCCGCTGGCTTCCACAAGGTGTCGCTGCGGTGGAACAGCCGGCCGGGGTGGGAAACCAACGGCATCTCTTTCAACGTGCGGGAATTTCCTGACAACGACAACCGGCGGCCGTTTACCTCCTGCCATGTGCTTACCAACGTTCAAGCCTTGCAGGTGGAATTCTACGCTCACCCGGGCTTGTGGCGCGGAGTCACGTCTACGAACTACTTTACGGGCGAGGAGAGTGGTGTGGGCATTGCTCCCGTAGAACAAGTCGTCTTCGAGGAGGCAGTTAAGTAGTCCTCAGGGGAGCGGGTTGGGAGATAATAAGTATATGAAGCGATACTTGATTATTTACTTGGACAGTGATGGCACGTTCTGCGCCGAAGTGGTGATGGCGGACACTCTCCCCATTGCTCTAGGTGTGTTCCTCGACAGTGCATTCGCCTATGAGGAACTCTATTCTATCACTCGTGCCTCATGAAACGTCCTTCCCGATGCCCAGCCCTTGCGAGTTTCCGGCCCATTGTGGCAGCCTACTTTTATCGGCGGATAGGACGCGGGCCCGAAACCCGCAAGCGGTGGCGGCACATCTGGCGCCAAGTAAAGCGGCGGTTGGATATCTACTATTCGGAATGGGAGAGCCGCACGGGTCCGCAGATCCACAAATAATAATATATGAAGTATGTGATGTTCACAAACAAGCAGGGCTACTCACTTCCCATATTCGGGCCCGACATGGCAAACCACTGCGACTTGCAGGGGATGGGGAAGAACTGGGTGCCGACCTCAGCCGGTCACTTCAGTATTACCTCCCAACATACTTCCGGGCGGAGCACCTCGCTGGGCCTGTCCCCGCACAAGCAGGACGCCAATATCTGTATCCTCGTGCTCGGTGAGATGGAAGCTTTGGTGATGATGGCTCAGGACCTCGAGGATAACATGGCGCGGCGGGAAGCGATCCTCAAAGCTAAGGAGGACAAAGCCAGAGCAAAGTGGAGTAATCGGCAGCATTCGCCTTCATGCGACCCAACACTATGAAATTCACTAGAGTCATGGACTTTGTTTTTCTCGTTTGCATCCTCTTATTTATGATCATTCAGCAAAGGACGATAAACCGGCTGGAGCGGAACGTTCAGAACTTGCAGAAGCATTACTCCCAGACTCTGGATACGCTGGAGGCTTACTGGAGGAGCAAACAATGAGCATCACTTCCCACTCCAAACCCAAAACCAAGTTCGAGGTTTTTAAGGACCTCGTAGACAAGTTCGAAGAAGCGGTCCGCGCCCACGAAATGCGGAACAGCCAACGCCCAGAGGATAGGGTCCCACTTGACGCTCGCCTCCTCTCCACCCGCATCGACTTGCAAGCCTGGTACGCCGTCACTTCGATTCATGAGCAAGCAACCCTGGCTCCCAAAGACTCCTAAGCGAAAACTCAAGCGCAAGTGCGGGCAATGCAGAGGGAAGGGACGGGAGTTCTATACAGACCCTTTTTCCTACGTTGTTCATTCATTGCTTTGCACTCGCTGCGGCGGGAAGGGCTTCCTGTAGGAGATAATATATTGTGCGGACGTTCAAAGCGTGGCGAATAAAACGGAAGATGTGGCTCTGGTGAGTCCGGAATGCATCCGGTGCCATTACATAAACTCACAACTGGACTTGCCTGCCAGTGTAGAACGCCGCACCTGAATTTTATGATGTGTTGTTTACAGGCTGCCGCCAGAGCGCACTACTTAAGCGCCTACGACAGGGCTGGGTGCGGGTCGGATGGCGGCAGCCTGTAGATAATAAACAATATGCAAAAAGGCCACACCATTCCTGTGCATGATCACGGATTCGTTCGTTACATTGACCACCTGGGCACCGACCTCGATATCGTGGAGGCGGCCCGCGTGAGCTACCACAGCCCAAGCAAAGGGGCGGAGGCGGACAAGAAGCTCCTCCGCTACCTGTTCAAACATCGCCACACCAGTCCCTTCGAAATGGTGAAGGTAAAGCTCAACATCAAGTGTCCCATCTTTGTGATGCGGCAGTATATCCGTCACCGCATGCAGAACGTGAACGAGGTGTCCGCCCGTTATAGCGAGCTGCCGGCCGAATTCTTCATGCCGACGGAGTGGCGCTTGCAAGACATCAAGAACAAGCAGGGCAGCGACGGGATTTTGGGTGAGGGTGATGCTTGGTGTCTTACAGAAGAGGTGAAGCATCTCTACGAAAGGGCCTACAGTCACTATCAACGATTGCTCGCATTCGGTGTCGCACGCGAGCAGGCCCGCATCGTTCTCCCTGTCGGCATTTACACGGAGTTCTATTGTTGCTGGGACATGAACAACCTCCTCAAGTATTTCACGCTGCGGGACGACCCTCACGCGCAAGGCGAGCATCAGGACTATGCGAAGGCGATGAAGGAGATTGTGCGCGGCTTGTTTCCGTGGACGATGGAAATCTACGACAGCATAAAGTGGAAGGATACGGAAACGATAGAGAAGGAACGCGACGAGGAGATTGTCCGTGATCGCAAGGCCCGCGACTGGGATGAATTACGATGATATACCATGAGCCTCCAAACTCTAGTCGCTGATATTGTTGCCCGTATCCCGGAGATGGCGGAGGACAGCTTGTTCAATAATGAGATTGCGTTGCGGACGCTCATCGCGGAGGAGATGAAGCAGTTGGATAAGGTGAAGCAACTACTTCTTGACTATCGCACCACGCCCAACTGCGGGGAATATTCTGTCGATCGCGGCTGGACGGAGCGGGTGGACGAGGCAATCAAGATTTGCGAGCGGTGCGGAATATGATTTGCGAGTGCCATGGGTGATAACAGACAACTGAATCCCGCGGATAGGGACATACCCGCTCCGGCTCCGCTGCCGGAGGGCACTCGCATTGTTTTTCTCAAGTCTCTAACCGAACCCGCTAACGAAGACCGTCCGGCGTGCATTTACGCCGAGAAGGGCGAGCTGGGCAACATCGTCGGGTATGGCTGCCGGGAAGGCTATTGGGTAACGGCGGACCGGTGCGTGCATCCCTTTGGCGCGACCCTCAACGACGAGTTCATGGTCGTATCCAAGTAGGCGGGTCCCATTTCTCTTTCCTTCTGCTTTCCCGAGGCATTAACTTGCTAGCGTGAAAAGACTCAAAAGCTTTTTCTTGATGCTAGCAGTAGCAGTCACTGGCGCCGGCGCCATTGCGATCCTCGTGATCCCCCTCCCCCTGGGCGGACAGGAGCAAGGGCCCATGTGGAGCCAATGGAATTATCCCACCAACGGAGCCGTGGTTTCAAACACGATTATACTCAGCGCCTCTTTCGCTAGCATGGTTGCGCCGATCGTCCGGGTGGAGTGGTATCGGGATGATATTTTATTCTACACGTGGACAAATAACTTTTCGCCGCCGGGCGGGCTGAGGACGTTGCCCTAATTTTTCTGCTAGTCTCCTTGGGGTCCCGTGTTATCTTAGCTATTATGAAACTGGCCAACCTAGTTCGAAATGTTTTGCTCACCCGCAAGGCGTGGCTCACAAAGTTAATGGACCCGCGGCGGGACATTGACGCGGAATGCGGTCACCCCGAAACCATCACCACCGCCGATTACAAGCGCATGTTCTTGCGTGGAGATGTCGCCTCTCGAGTGGTGGCTTTGATGCCGGAAGAGACTTGGAAGAATGCGCCGGACGTCTACGAAACGGAGGACGAGGCAGACACCGAATTCGAACTGGCGTGGACGGCGCTGGTGGAAAAGATTCCTATCTACGCCTACCTCCAGCGGGCCGACATCCTAAGCGGCGTCGGGCGATACGGCGGCCTGCTGTTCGGCTTCGACGACGGGCTCCCGCTGAACCAGCCAATGCAGCGGGTCCTCACAGCTACGCCCGACAATCCAGGCACGGGCGAACCTACCCAGCTGCTCTACCTTCGCCCCTTTGATGAGACGCTGCTGGAGATTCCCACGCTCGAGACAGACGTTTCTTCCCCGCGTTATGGCCAGCCGGTTACCTACCGCGTCACGTTCGAAGATATGTTTTCCGGGGTGAAGCAGATTCAGGAAGTCCACTGGACTCGCATGCTTCACCTAGCTGACAACCGCACCAACTCTGAAATTTATGGCTGCCCGCGCATGGAAAAGGTTTTCGACCGGTTGCTTGATTTACGTAAGATATCCGGCGGGTCCGGCGAGATGTTTTGGAAGGGTGGATTCCCTGGCATATCGCTCGAAAGTCAAAACATGGAGGACGATGTGGAGTTTGATAAGGAGGCAACTAAGGAGCAGATTGAGGGTTACATGAACGGGCTCCAACGTTACATCGCCACAATCGGGATGACTGCTAAGTCGCTGAGCGTGCAAGTGGCGGACCCCGGTCCCCACGCCGACCTCCAGCTCAAGCTTATTGCTGTGGCGCTGGGCGTCCCCTGGCGGGTCCTAGTCGGATCGGAAGCGGCCCAGTTGGCGTCCGAGCAAGATACCCGCGCCTGGAACGCCCGCATCACCAAACGCCGCAATGAGTATGTGAACCCTTTTGTCCTCCGCCCGTTTTGCGAACGGTTGATCGCGGCTGGTGTGCTGCCCTTCCCGGAGGAGGGATACGAAATAGACTGGCCCGATTTGAATAGTCCTAGCGACCTCGACAAAGCTAGTGTGGCGGAGAAGCAGTCCAACTCACTCGCGAAATACGTGCAAGGCGGGTGTGACGTTCTGATGCCACCCTTCCACTACCTCACGCTCGTGCTGGGCTTGTCGGAAGAGGAGGCGGATTCTGTAATCGAAGCGGCGGAGGAACAGTTGGAGAACGAAGACGACAAACCTATTCAGCCTCCGCCGCCGCCGACGGTCGTGGCTCCGCCGGGAGCCCGAGGCGCCCTGGCGGCGGGCGGTGGAAATGGGAATCGCTTCGGAGGCTAGCCAATGCCTTGCTGCGCGGCTCATTCCCCTGAGCGACTCATCCGCAACGCCAAGAACCCGTTGCGGATGGACCCTACCCGCACGCTCATGATCCGCAAGAAGTTCATGTTGGAGATACGCAAGACGTTCGCCAATCTCAAGCGCAAGCTGCGCGAGTTCCTCCTCACGCTCGACGCACTGGGCCTGGACGCCCGCGAGCGTATCCCCTTCGAGAAGCTGGTGGGCAACATCGGCCCGCGTGAATATGAGTTCCGCACCGACGCCCAGAAGCTCTCCGTCTTTAACGATTGGTTCCGCCAGCAACTAGAGGCGAACGTCCTTTCACCCGACCCCGGGACACCGCACGGGCAGCCGTGGACCACCGAGTTCGTTGAGTCAGCTTACAAGCGCGGCCTCCTGAACGCCTACTTGTCCAGCAAGGAGGGAAAGCTGCTCGCGGCGGCGGGTGTGGGCGAGCAAACTCAAGAGCAGTTCCTCCGCTCCGCTTTCGGTGCGCCGGAAACGATGTCGAAGATCCAACTGCTAGGGACCCGCGCCTGGGAAGGCATGAAGGGCATCACGTCCACGATGGGCTCGCAGATGAATCTAATCCTCGCACAAGGGATGGCGGACGGGAGCGGGGCCCAGGAGATTGCGAAGGAGATGTTTGATAAAATAGACTCGCTGAGCAATAGCAGAGCAATGACGATCGCCCGGACGGAAGTCATCAACGCCCACGCCGAAGGGCAGTTGGACGCCTTTGGCAAGCTGGGCGTGGAGGAACTAGGTGTTAAGGCGGAGTGGTCCACGGCCGGAGACGATAGGGTCTGTGAGCAATGCGCTCCACTCGAGGGCAACGTCTACACAATAGACGAGGCTCGCGGGATGATTCCGCTCCACCCGAATTGTCGGTGCACGTGGATTCCGTCGACTGCTAAGGTGGAGAAGGGTCGCGAGGCGGCGGGTGACTTGTCTATGGCAGCTATTCAGGAAGCGGACGCCATGGCTGCGGCTCTGACCCGCCCCGAATTAGAAGAAGGATTGAGGACAGCTCGAGCAGCTTTCAACACGGCAAAGAAGGCGGGGATTACCGGGGAGCCTCCCATACCCGACGAAACTCCCGGAGCTGAGGACTAGCTAGCATGGTTAAGCCTCTCACATACGGACGGATGGGAAACTTTCTGTTTCAAGCTGCTGCGGCAGCGGCTTATGCTTGGAAGCACGGGCTGGACTACACTCTCCCCGGGGAGCCCACCAAGAAGGGCCCGGTTTACCTCCCGCATTTGGTGAACCCTGCCTGGGACCCGGACCTTCAGGAGGTTTTGATTGCGGAGAAGGGCTTTGCTTTTCAAGAGCTGCCGTTCCAGAGCGAGTGGCGGGACAAGAACATCATCCTCGATGGCTACTGGCAATCGGAGAAATATTTCAAGCACTACCGCGACCAGCTGCTAGACGCCTGGAACCTGTCGTGGATGGAGTGGAAGGGCTTTGTCTCCGTCCACGTCCGCCGCGGGGATTTCCTGCGGCTCCTCAAGAAACACCTGCCGGTTCCGAAAGTTTGGATTGAACAGGCGATGAAGCTCTTTCCCGGCTACCGCTTCGTCTTCTTCAGCGACGACATTGCTTGGTGCAAGGAACAGTTTGGTGGTAAGGACTGGATTACCTTTAGCGAGGGGCGGAGTGAGGTCGACGACCTCTGCCTCATGTCCGGTTGCGAGCATCAGATATGCTCCGCCTCCACGTTCAGCTGGTGGGGAGCCTGGCTCAATCAGAATCCTAACAAGCAAGTGATCATGCCTAAGTTGTGGTTCGTCCCCGGATACCAAGGACTAGACGTGAAAGACATTGTCCCGCGCGAATGGAAACGATTATGATGAAGATCACTGCATTCTGTCCCACGCTTAACCGGCCCGAGCTGCTCGGGCGCCTCATTGCTTGCTTCGAGCACCAAACCTACGAGAACCGCGAGCTTATTATTTTGGATGACGGCGGGCAGTATGAGAACCAAAGCGGGGACCGCTGGCACTTGATTTCTGTCCCGCGCCGGTTCCGGAGCCTAGGAGAAAAGAACAATGCGGCGATCGCGCTCGCGTCCTTTAACAGCGAGGCGCTGGCCAAGGCGGACGACGACGATATTTATATGCCCTGGTGGCTGGAGTCTCTGGCGGAGGCTCTGCATTCCGGGGAGGTTTGCCAGCCTAAGCACGCTATGGACTTTGTAAACGAAGAGTGGGTGCAATGCGAAACGCACAACGCCAAGCGGAACCGGTGCGCCTATCACGGATGTTGGGCTTATCGCCGCAGCGTCATCGCAAAGGTAGGAGGCTATAGGGCGGAGTATGCGGGCGACGACCAGGAGCTAGACCGCCGGCTCCGGGCCCTCAATGTCTTGAGCGTAGGGATTAACGAGAAGAAGTATCAGCCTTTCTATTGGTATAACCGCCCGTTGCCGGGACGCATCAGCGAACGCGGCGGTTCCCAGCAAGCCTATATTGACACGGGCAACGCGGTTCCCTACGTTGGCAAGGTTCCCAAGTGGGAAGGTGAAAGGGTGTGGGAGCGGCTCATACCCGCAAAGCGCATCGCACGACCATGGTGATTTATGAAACTACCACAAAAAAGAAATGACTTCGCCCCTTATCTAGTGAGCTTGGGGTTGACGGGCAATGCGGTGGAGATTGGCGTTGCGGAAGGAGGCTTCAGCTTCTACTTGCTGGATAGGTGGCCGGGCACTTGTTATCAGGTAGATCCTTGGCTCCACTTAACGAGGGATTATCTTGATTATTGCAACCAGAACACTGCGGAGCAGGAGCGCCGCTTCAAGCTAGTGATGGAGAAGTCCACCCACTACAAAGGGAGGTCGCGGGTGATGCGCCTGTTCTCCGACGCGGCGGTAGTCCTCTTCCCCGACGACTTCTTCGACTTCGTTTACATCGACGCCAACCACAAGCTGGAATTTATACGCGATGATATCCAACTTTGGTGGCCTAAGGTAAAGCGGGGTGGCATCTTCGCCGGCCACGATTATTTGGATGGTGTGATTTCCTCCGGGGACTACGGAGTGAAAACAGCGGTGAACGAATTTGTCGCTGCTAACGGTTTGAGCGCGGTGCTCTGCGTGACGGGAGAGAAGGACTATCCCTCTTGGTGGCTCCGAAAACCATGAAGAAGATACTACTCACAATCGCCACGCCAAACATCCGGCAGTGGTGCAACGGGCTCATTCAAAATCATAAAGAGTATGCGCTGGCGCGAGGTTATGAATATGTCGAGGTGAGCGAACTTTACTGGCTGGACTTGCATCCCAGCTATTCCAAAGTTCACGAGATCAGCAAAGCCCTTAAGGAAGGATACGACTACGTTCTGTGGGCCGATGCGGACGTGCTTTTCATGGACTACCGGGTGGACTTGGCGGACTTGCTGCAAGGCACGGTGGACATGATAGAGGATTATTTCATGGCAGCGTATCAGCAAACCAATTGGCCGGCGTGGCCCTACCTCTGTGCTGGGCTGACCGTGTGGCGCAACTGCCCAGCGGCCCGCACCTTCACGGACGAGTGGGTTGACCGCTGCGAGCACGGCTCCCCGCTCATTGTTCCGGGCAAGCTGACACGCATGCTCCACGAGCCCTGGGAGCAATGGTATTTGGATGAGTTGAATCGCAAATGGGAGTATAAAGGCATTCGCGCTTGCACGGGGAAGGAGATCGGCTGTTTCGCTCCGGAAATTTGGAGCGACGGGACGACTTGGGAATTAGGAATGCCAACCATTCACCTAGCGGGTCCTTCCACCTGGGCCCACCGGGAAGAAATCGCAGCTGAGTATATTAAAAAGGTCATCACATGTTAATCCCATTTGACGAATTGTTTTTTCGGCACCGAATCAAAACTCCGGGAGTCCTCCACCTAGGAGCCAACACGGGACAGGAGGCCGCAGCCTACGCGGCTCAGGGGATTAAGAATGTGATTTGGGTGGAAGCCCTGCCCGTTGTCCACGCGGCTCTCGTCCGTCATATTGCACCTTACCCGGGTTCTATGGCTTTGCTGGCTTGCGTGAGCGACAAGGACGGCGAGGAGGTTACGTTTAACGTGGCTAACAACGGCGGGCAGTCGTCCAGTTTCTTGCAATTTGGGACGCATGCGGTAGAGCATCCGGATTGCAAGTTCGTGAATCAGATTACTATGACGACGACGCGGGTCGATACGTTGCTCGCCCAACACAAGCTGAGCGTGGGTCCGGGCTGGTTCCTTAACGTCGACTTGCAAGGGGCGGAACTGCTCGCGCTCAAAGGTATGGACGGGCTGCTTCAGCATTTTGACCATGCTTACATCGAGGTCAATATCCGGGAACTTTACAAAGGCTGCCCGCTGGCGCCGGAGATTGCGGGTTACTTAGCTGGCTATGGGTTCGAAGCGCGAGAAACTCGGATGATGAAACAGGGTTGGGGTGACTGCTATTACAAACGGGTATGAGCACGGGAAGAATCGTAGCAAGTCCGGAGGCCATGCGGGTGCGGATGGAGATTGCTTTGCGCGAGCGAGTCATGCCGGAGTGGGCGGACATTCGGCGGCTGCTGGCTGCCGCATCTAAGTTGGACGGGGGCCTGGGAGTGGAAGCCAAGCGCATTCTAGCCAAGCTGGACTTAGACAATCTCAAAGCTATATGATGCTCACTACGATTACGGCTTACTGGAACCGGTCCGACGCCTTGCGGACGTGGCTGCGGTGCGTCAAAGCTGCCACCTTTCCGGAAGTCCAGCACCTCATCTACTTTGTGGGCGAGCCGGTCCCTAGCTGGTGGGACGAAGAAACTAAGGGCACAAGCATCCACGCCCTCTGCCAGTTCGAACGTCCGGGCATGTCTATCGGCCATTACCACAATTTAGGGGCGGAGCAAGCTGGCACGGAGTGGATCATGAAGTTAGATATAGACAGCTTACCGCACACGGACTACTTCTGCGAGTTGCTCCCCGTGCTTTCCCACGCTAGCCCGTGCGCCTGGTTTAACGGCGGAATGTTTTATCTTAACAAGCGGTTTTTGATGATACTTCCCGATAAGGAGCCGCTGTCCGTGAAGACTTACAACACGGTCATGGCGAGTCCGCGGACCTATTCCTCCTCTTCCTACTTGCTCCCGGCCGCAACTAATTTCATCTGCCGGCGCGGAACTTACTTGAAGTTGGGCGGGTGTGACGAGCGTTTCCGCGGTTATGGGTGGGAGGACTACCAACAGATTTACATGCTGGAGCGATATCAGCTCGGCCGGGACCCGCTGCCGGGCGTGATCACTTTGGAGAATGTCACGCGAAGATGCCGTGACGAGATCAGTCGGCCGAAAGCAAAGCAACTTTGGGATTGGAATAATCGGCTTTGCCTCATTCACAAATGGCACCCGGGCCCTAGCGATCCCGTCTACAAGTCCACGATGGACAACAACCGGAAGATTCTTTTGGAGTGGATTCAAAAATGTTAGGACACTCGACATGGCTGGATAGCCTAGCCCGTCCCATCCTCGTCGTTGGCAACGGGGTCCTGTTCACGCCCGTGCCGGAGGAGGAATACGCCACCGTCATTCGCATCAACAATTATGTTTTGGGCGGGTTCTCCGGCAGCAAGGTGACGCACTGGGTAGCGAACGGCTTCCGGGACATAGAGCCCCGGCCCGTCTTCCCCATCTTTATCCCCTGGACGCGGCAGCTGGCGAAGAAGCGTGATAAGTTCGTGGACGACTTCCAGGCCCGCCTGGGTCCTGTGATCTACGCGGAGGACGACCGCCATATCCATACTTGTTTTCCCTTGGCGGTGAAGATAGGAAGGCGGTTTCCCACGACCGGATTCTGCCTGTTGTCTTGGCTCAAAGAGCACCAGTGCAAGTTTGCTATCGTTGGATTCGACGGCATGCAGACGGGACACCAAGCCAACCCGGCCCACTTGCACGGGCATCTAAGCACGCGGGAGCGCGAGCGGTCGATTATGCAGTTCTGGAAGCTGCGGAGAGTATAATGTATGAAGGTTACTGACGACGGATACTTATTCAAACTTAAGGCGAGCAACGTCCCGGACGCAACGATCGCTAAGAAGCTAGGCATTTCACTAGCAGAAGTGGAGCACCGTTGGGCCCGCATTACTGCGGACTTAAAAGCGTCGGAGGCGAATGGATACAACGCTCTCTGTGACCAGTTCACTGTTATGGCTAATCAGTATCAGCTGTTAGGCGGGTCCCTTAAGATCCTGGGGGGAGTGATAGGCAGTGTTATGGGCTCTGATGAATTGGAAGGACTGATCCCGATCGCTGCGGAGGAAGATAGAAAGTTGGTGTTGGATAGCCTAAGAAAGAACTGCATTGTTCTGCGGCGCTATACTCCCATCTCCTCCGAGGAACTGCTCAAGCAAGTTACGGCTGGCAACTAAGGACGACGGGTCTTATAGTTGTGAGGATGAAAAAGATATTATCTATCGGATTAACAGTTAGTCTTCTGCTCACTGCATTCTGCGCCCAGTCGGCTACTTTCCTCTTCCCTAGCAATGCGCCACCGTCCGTGCGGCTGCAATGGGACCCTGCTCCGGACGCCAGCGTCACGGGATACAACATCTACTATGGCGTGGGCTCCCGCGCTTATACGAATCGGACTGCCTTAGGCAACGTCACCAACGCGACGATCCAGCTGCCCACACGCAATCAACTATACTACTTCGCAGCGACGGCTTACAGTGCGACTGGCTTAGAGTCCGACTTCTCCAATGAGGTAAATTATTTCACCCCGCGTGGCGTCTCGCCTCCGGGCAACTTAAAGACAAACGTCGTTCAGCTGGCGTTCAATGTGGAGAAGGCTAATGATCCCGCGGGGCCCTGGGCGGAGTATGCGACGATGGGCACGGACTTGACCGCGCCCGGTTTCTTCCGGGGCGTCGTGCGGGTGACTCGGGAAGTTGCTTCGTCCCCTCCGCCTATTCCCGGAGAGACTCTTCGAATAGGGCCGGTGCCGTCTGCCTTGCCACCGCAGAAGTGAAAGATCAAAATGACTACTACTGAAACAGCCGCTCAATGGGGCACTTTAGTTGGGATCTTCCTAGTCGCTTTGATGACGCAGTGGCACGCTTGGAAGTCTCGCAAGCAAGCAAACTCGGCAGTGGAAGAAGCCCGTATCTATGTGAACAACCAAACCCAGCGCATGCGGGAACTTCACGGGCTGGTGAACGGCGCTATGGGCAACGCCTTGCGAACTATCATGATTCTTTCGCAGGACAAAGCAGCGGCCACAAACCATCCTACTGATGTGGCCGCTGCGGAGATGTCCCGCCAGCAATACGAGGATCATATGGAAAAGCAGAGGATGGCCGACGCCAACCGGGAGAGTTACAAGGCGGGGCAGATGGACGAGAGAAACAAGAGTGCTCTCCCGAGCAGCAAGCCGTCGTCTAAACCGCCGCCGGAGCAGGAATCACCATGACAAGGAACTAAATATGCCTAAGCCCATTCTTCGCAGTCCCAAAGATCAAGGCAACCAACCGAACAAGCCTTCCAAGCCGCACCCTAACCGGGACGTGCGGCTTCAGGACTTGTTAGACTTAGAAGCCCGGCTCCCCAGCAAAGAGGACTTGGCTAAGATCAAAGTCGAAGTCGACACAAGCAATCTTCCCACCAAGGCGGATCTGGAGAAGTCGACGATTGCAGTTAAGACTTACATCACCCAGCTAGAGTCCCGCATCCCCAACAAGCGGGACGCCGTAACGAAAGATGATTTATTGGCTACTGAGAAACGTCTCAGCAAGCTGATTACTCAGCCCCGATTCGATTGGACGATCGGGCCTGTGACAAACAAAGTCCAACAAGAGAAAGAGAAAACAATGATAGTCAAAATCACAAACGAGCAGCAAATAACGCTGACACTGAACCCGAAGACGGACACCGGCCGCCCGGCTAAGATCGACGGCAAAGCTACTTGGGAAAAGATCGATGGCGAATCTGAAGTCCAGGTCGCCGAAGATGGTTTGTCGGCGTTGCTGGTGAGCTCCGACAATCCAGGGACCACGCAAGTGCTCGTCAAAGCTGACGCCGATATCGGCGAAGGCATTGAAGAGATATCCGAAATCATCGAGTTGCAAGTCGCCGGCGCCACGGCTAAGAACCTGGGCTTGGTTGCTAGTGCACCCGAAGCGAAGCCCGTCGTCGAGGGATAAGCTCACAGCCAGCCAGGAGAGGACGGCAGACGAAAAGACAGCAGAATAAATCAAAACATGAAAACAAGATTCCAATCAATAGTGCTTGCGATGACGCTGGTGTTGGGCTTAACGGCTCCGGCTGTCGTTCTGCCTGGTTGCGCCTTTTTCAGTAAGACGGAACCCGGGAGTGATGCAGTGGTTGTGAACGCGGAGCGGGTAGCCAAGCTCTCGTTCACTATGGCCGACACGTTTCTCGAGTGGGAATACAACAACCGGGCATCTGTTCCGCCCGCGGTAATTCAGGCGGCTGACACGCTGCGGGACAACTTTCCGCAAGCCTACAACGGTCTTCGGCTAGCCACGAAGACATACAAGTCCACCCGCTCCCTTATGGATAGGACGGCGATGGAAGACAGCATGGTCAACTTGCAGTCGCTGACCACGCCCGCAGCGAACTATCTGCCGCCTGCGGTCCGCACCCGGGCGGAGATCAAAGCGTCTCATTTGGAGAACCCGCCGGACTTAGCCACTGCTACCGCGTGGCCTAAGTGATCACCCCACAATCAAAGAAAGAAATACTATGCAAGCAATGGCAGTGATAGCAATGGCGACCGCAGCTTTGGAGTTCTTCAACAAGCTGATGGATAAGTTGCAAGCTCAAAAGCAGAATAAGGAGATGACTCCCGAGGAAGACGCGGCTTATAACAAACTAGTGGAAGAAAGGATGAAACTTCCACATTGGCAAAAGAGGTCCAGCTAGTTTTCGGTCCGTTCCACTGCGGATCGGATTGGCCGTCCCTGCTCCTCGGGCTCACCTCCTTAGAGCAGGTGACGGCCTTACTTCTTGCAAGCAGGGAATTTTCTGTTAGAGTCAAATTACTATGAACAAGCCGAGCCTATTAGTTCTCAATGAAGACCCCAAGCCGGGGCACATACAGAACCTGGTCCTCAACTTGCTCCCCAAGTTAGTGCGCCACGATAAGATGGAGGACCGTAACTTTCTGGTTGTTCCTATGATCATCCTAACGGAAGGCGTCCACGCCGGGTCCGATGGACCTATGCTCTATCCCAAGGAGGAATTATCCAAGACGCCCGTCGTTTGGAACCACAAGCCCGTGGTCGTGTATCATCCGGAAATGAACGGCCAGGGAATCTCCGCTTGCGATCCGTCCGTCATTACTAACCGCAAGGTAGGTGTGATGATGAACACTAAGTTCGAGAAGGGCAAGCTGAAGTCGGAGGCTTGGATTGAAGTCGACCGCGCGAATGCCGTGGACGAGCGCATCATGGCAGCGATCGAAGCTAACCAAATGATGGAACTCTCCACGGGTGTCTTCGTGGATATGGAAGCGGAGCCGGGCGAGTGGAAGGGCGAGGCTTATGTGGGGATCGCCCGCAACTACCGACCCGACCATCTGGCTTTGCTGCCTGACAAGATCGGTGCCTGTTCCATTAAGGACGGCGCTGGGTTCCTCCGCAATGCTGCTGAATGCAATCCTAAGTATCGGCAGGTTATGGAAAGGATGATGCGGGAACTAGGGCTTCTCGACAATGAGATGTCGCATGGCAATATCCGCGACGGGCTTACGGACGCACTGCGAAAGAAGTTCAACACAACGAACGATCTGACGGGTCCTTCGCTGTGGGTGAATGATGTATATGAAGATTTCGTCATCTATGAATTAGGTGGCAAACTATTCCGCCTTGGCTATTCTGCAACGGATACCGGAGTCACCTTAAGTAAGGAGACACCAGCGCCTGTTGTTAGGGTGACTGAATACCGAACGGTGGAGGGGGCCTTTGTAGGCAACCAAACCGAAACCAAAAACAAAGATAAACGTATGAACAAAAAAGAGTTGGTGGATTCCATCATCACTGCCAATGCGGGCTATAAGGAAGAGGACCGCACGGCGCTGATGGACCTCACTGAAAACCAGTTGGAGTCAATGGCTAAGTTTCACGGGGAATTTCCCACTGTGAACTTCACCATGGAAAAGGGCAAGGACGGGAAAGCCAGTCTCTTGCTGAAACAAGCCGCGCCGCAAGTGCAGAACGTGCTCATGATGCCCAAGCAGGGTGAAGCGAAGTCCGACTTCATGGCGCGGTGCACGGCAGCGGGAGTCAACGACAAGGCCACGTGCACCGCCATGTTCGACAAGATGGCAGCGACGAAGAACGAGGAACCCAAGACGGAGCAGGCTCCCAAGGCCGTTCTCAACCTCCAGGAATACATTGCAGCGGCTCCGCCGGAAGTGGCCGCGGTGCTGAATAACAGCATTCAGGTTTACGACGAGGAGAAGGCCAAGCTGATCGACTCCATCGTGGCGAACAAAAACAATCCCTTCTCCAAGGAAGATTTGGCCAACCGCCCGCTCGGCGAGTTGCGCGGTCTGGCCCGCCTCGCGGGTGTGACTGCCGCTCCGCGTCCCCAGGCGCACTACGGCGGCCAGGCAAGTGTTCCGTCCGACAATGCGGAGCAGGAGGAGGCGATGGAAATTCCGTCGATGAACTTCGCGAAGTCCTAAACCACCAAACCCATAACATTCATTTAAGAAAAAACATATGAGCGAAATTGTTCAATACCCCAAGCGGATTCACTTGCTTGGTTCCGGACGGCACGAAGAAGCCACGGCCGGCGGTGCAATCACCCCGGGCATGCTGCTCGCCGTTGATTCGGTCGGGCAGGTTATTGCCCACGCCAGTGCGGCGGGTCCTGCGGAGAAAGCCTTCGCACTCGAGGACGCCTTGCAGGGTCGCACCATCGACACTGCCTATGCGCAAGACGAGCTGGTCAGCTTCGTGATTGCTTCCCCGGGCGACGTCGTCTACGCCTTCCTGAGCGGCGGCGAGAACGTTAATCCGGGCGCCTTGCTGAACAGCAATGGCGACGGCACGTTGCAAGCGGGCACCACCAACGCTCTCGCGATTGCGCTGGAGCCGGTGAACGCGAGTGACAGTAACGACCAGAACGAAAGGATACGCGTTCGCATCCTTTAAGCCGGTCCAAACATTATCAACCAAACGAAAGAAATATATTATGGAATTCATTCTTAACGGACAGGCCCAGGGGGCCGTCGCGACGACCCTGTTGAATAACGGGTTCGACGTTTCTGCCTTGCGCCCTTGGGTCGGCAAGGACGGGCGGTCTTATATCGCCCGAAACCAGGGAGGCAAATTGATTGCTGTCCCGACGCAGAACGCCACTGCCACCCTTCGCAAAGAAGAGTGGAAGGTGCTCGATGACGCTATTGTCATTGCTGCGAAGGAACGCTTGCGGGTGGTCGCGGACTTGCGTGGCCGTGGGCTCACCTACAATATCCCCAACGGGATGGGCAAAACCGTCTTGGAGACGGAGAGCATGAGTGACATCACTCGCGCCGTCATCAGCATGGACCCGGCTCGGGAGAGTGAAGGGGACCGCCCGGAGTTCGATTTGACCAGCTTGCCTTTGCCGGTCATTCACAAGGACTTCTACTTCAACGCCCGCCAGGTTGCGACCTCGCGGAACAGCGGAGCCGGCATCGACACCACGACCGCGCAATTGGCGGCCCGCCGGGTTGCGGAAGAAGCTGAGAAGCTGACGTTGGGAGTTCTCCCCGCGTTCGGATACGGCGGCGGGACGATCTACGGATTGACCAACTTTCCCTCGCGTGTGACGTCCACGGACCTCACCGCGCCCACGGCATCGGGTTGGACTCCGCAGACCACAATTCAGGAACTGCTCGCGATGCGCCAGGCTAGCGAAGACAATCATCACTATGGCCCCTGGTCGCTCTACACGAGCCCGGCCTGGGACCAGTATCTCGACGATGATTACTCCACGCTGAAGGGAGACATCACCCTCCGCCAGCGTGTCACAGCGATCAACGGCATTGGAGCCGTGACTACGCTGGACTACCTCACGGGCTTCCAGATGATTCTCGTGCAGATGACGAGTGATGTCATCCGTATGGTGATTGGTATGGACGTAACCACGGTTCAGTGGGAAACCCACGGTGGCATGCGCCTCAACTTCAAAGTGATGGCGATCATGGTTCCGCAACTGCGGGCCGATTTCAACGGCCAGACCGGAATCATCCACGGCAATACTGCCGCATAACAGAAACAGTTTTAGGTCGCCCGGCGTAATGTGCGTCGGGCGACCTGATTAAAACCTAATAACCTATATGGCGAAGTTCAAAGTAGTGATAGGAACGCATCTGGAGGATGGGAAGTCCTACGGTAAAGATCAGATCGTTAAGAGCGAAAAGGATCTCACGACACTCTTTCCCGGCAAGTTCATCAAGCTCGAGTATGCTCCCGTAGAGCCCGAACCCGAAGCTCCGGCGCCGGCGCCTCCCGCAGCGGCGAAGCATACCACGATGCCGGCCGCAGCCAAACCCGCAGCCAAACCCGCGTCGAAAGGACGTTAATCCATGCGAACGACTTCAGAACAAGTTGCGGAGATCATCGAAGTGGATGTCACCATTGGGCTGACTCCATTCATGTCGGTGGCGAACGAGCTAGTGACTGAAGTCTGTTCGGATGCGGGTTACACCGACGAACGGCTGGAGCTAATTGAACGCTGGCTGTCCGCTCATTTTTACACCAACCGGGACCCGCGTGCCGTTAGCGAACATGCGGGTCCGGTCGGTGCCACTTATCAAAGTGCCGTCGACTTGAATCTCAATACGTCCCACTACGGCCAGACTGCTATGCTGCTCGACACGGCGGGCGGCCTCGCTGGTCTAAACAAGCAACGCAAGCGCATCGGCTCCGTTACTTGGCTGGGGACCAAACCCTCCACAGTAGACTAGACTTATGCCACTCTGGGCTCCTTCTCGCGATTGGGACGGGCAGGACGCCTACCTAATAGGTGGCGGTTCTTCCCTCCGAGGATTTGATTTCTCGGCGTTAAAGGGGCGGAACGTTATTGGGTGCAACGACGCCTGGCGCTTGGGCGAGGAGATCGTTTCCGTTTGCCTGTTCGGGGATTCGAGCTGGTGGGAGAAGAACAAGCAGGACTTGAAGAATTTCAAAGGACGGGTTGTCTCCTGTGCTCCGACGTGCCTCACGCTCAATCTAGACTGGCTGTGGCAGATGAAACGGGTCAAGGACGGATTGCATGAGGGCAACACCCTGGGCTGGAACCAGTCCACCGGAGCCGCTGCGATCAATCTCGCTATGCTCCTAGGCGCCCACTGCATCTACCTCCTGGGATACGACTTGAGTATGCAGGATGGGAGGTTCCATTGGCACGACTACAATAAGAAGAAGCTGAACACGGAGCCCTTTGTCCGCTTCACCCGCGGCTTCTACAACGTGGCCTCCAGCCTCCGCCGGTTCCCGCATGCGCGGGTGTATAACGTGACGGACGGCTCCAGCAAGCTGCCCGTGTTCGACCGCATTACCTTTGCTGACTTTTTTGAACTTCTCGCCCCTCCCCCCAGAGCCCTGTCTGGTTCTCCCCCTCGTTTAGTTGCGGACGAGTCCCGCCCAGGCAGGGCTTTTCTTTTGGAGGCTGTATGAGTATCATCAAGAAGATGCGGAAACAGAAGGCAGTTTGGTGGGCCCGGTTGGAAACGCCCGATCAATATGGCGCCTACTCTTTCGCCGCTCCGGTGGAGATTGACTGCCGTTGGGATGACAGCGGGACGGAGTTTCGAAATGGGGTGGGACAGACGGAGATGTCCTCCGCCACCGTTTATCCTGATCGCGTCTTGCACAAGGGCGACAAGCTCAAGAAGGGCGAGTTGGAATCCGATACTCCGGACAGCCCGCTGGATCTCTTGCTTGCTTTTGAGATTCAACGCTTTGACGAGACGCCTAACCTGAAGAACACTGAAACCCTTTACACTGCCTATCTATGAACAAAACAATAAGAGCTAAATTGAAAGTTACCTTCGTTTCTAAAACAGGAGAAACTGAAAACGCTGTCCTTCATGCCGTTACTAGTGGCAGTGACGAGAACAAGTCCTTCGCTAAATATACGCCTAGTGCCTCGTTCAATATCTCCATTGATAATCCCTCCGCCCAGGGCTTTTTAATCGAGGGGAAGGAATATTACTTCGACATCTCCGCCGCTTAATCATGGCCAGCGTCAATACCATTGTAGGAGTCGAGCAAGTCCTAGCCAGACTTAAGGCTAAGACCGTGGCGATGTCCCTAGGCTGTTCACGTGGGTTGCGGTTGGCGGGTCTCATGCTCCAGCGGGAAAGCCAGCGGGTGGTCCCAGTGGACTACGGCGTATTGAAAGCTTCTGCATTTACCCGGGCGACCGGCAGCGGGTTCTCCACGCAAGTGACGGTGGGATATACAGCGAATTACGCTATCTACGTCCACGAGAATGTGGAGATGAAGCTTAAAGGGCAGCCGCGCCTACCGCCCCACAAGGGAAAGTATTGGGACCCGCAAGGCCGCGGCCAAGCTAAGTTTCTAGAGGAGCCGGCAAGAAGGATGAGAGGAGCTATGCGGTCGGTTATTCTCAAGGAGATTAAAATCCTATGAGTTCACCTGCTGAAATCATCCGCCAGCTCTTGCTGGACTTGGACCTAGGTGGCGAGGTCGCAGGGTCTTGGCCCGTCTTCGTGTCTTTCCTCCCGGGGACGCCTGACAGTGCTTTATGCGTCTACGACACTGCGGGGAAGCAAGACGGGAGAATCATGTCAACGGGCGATCAAGTCATCCATCCAGGAATCCAAATCATGGTGCGCGGCTTTGTTTACCCGGAAGCGCGGGCAAAGGCGGAGAGCATCGCCGCTGCCCTGGACGCCCAGCAACGGTCAGAGGTTGTAATGGAGTCCGATGCCAGTTACATTCTCCACAATGTGTCACGAACCGGAGATATCATTCCTTTGGGAGTGGAGCAGGAAGGCGATCGTCGACGCCATCTGTTTTCCATCAATGCCGTAGTCACGATAAACCAAAACTGAATAATCAACGAAAGAAAACAAGATGCCAAATGTAAACGAGTTAAGACTAGACGATGGCTTTTCAACCATCATCACATTCGCCAACCTTCCTCTCGTCAAGCTGTATGAGAAGGACGTCACTCCTCCGGGCTACACGGCGGGAGGGCCCATCGAAACCACCACTATGCGGAACACTGCCTATCGGACAAGTGCTCCGCGCCAGTTGAAATCCCTCACGCCCGTCAGCGCCACCGTGGCTTATGCGACGACCGCGCTGGATGAAATCTGGCCCCAGATTGGCGTCAACCAGCTTGTTACTGTGACCTTCCCGGACGGCTCTACGATCGCCTTTTACGGGTGGATAGAAGAGTTCACGCCCGCTACACACACGGAAGGCGAGCAGCCGACAGCCAAGCTCACTGTCACTCCGGGCATGCGCGACCTTAACGGCGATGAAGTGGCGCCGGTTTACATGAGCAATGTTGAAAGCTAAGTCGTCGCAAAGCAAACTGAAATCGATATGTCACTGCAATTCAAATTAGTGGTCTCGACGGCTCCGGTAGTGCTGACAGACTCCAATGGAGGCGCTTCTGATTACGAGCTGCGGGAAATGACTGCGGCTGGCCGGGATAAGTATCTCGACGGAATGAAGGAGCGGGTTCAGGTGGGTGCGGACGGCAAGCCCTCGATTAAGAAGTTCGATGGCATGCAAGCGGACCTCGTATCCCGTTGCCTGTTCAACAAGGACGGAACAGCCGTCCCGGTGAAGACTATTCAGGAATGGCCTTCCTCGGTCGTCTCTGCCCTGTTCGCTGAGTCCCAGAAACTCAATCAACTGAGCACGGCAGCGAAGGAAATTGCGGACGAGTCAAAAAACGGATGACAGGTGAGAGGCTTGGTTGGTATCAAGTAGCCTCTCACCTAAGTCTCCCCGTGAACGAGCTGAAGGAACGGATCACCTACAGCGAGTTCGTTGACTGGATAACCTTCCTCAAGCGGGAGGAAGGGCAGGCAAAAAGACAGGACTATTATATGGCCCAGATCGCAATGGAAGTTCGCCGCAGTTATGTAAAGAACCCGAAAACAGTGAAGCTGAAAGACTTCATATTTGAAACCGAAACAAAGGCCGAACCCAAGTCGCCGTCGAAGTCCAAGTCGATCTGGGCCGCTGTGCTCAACGTAAAAGTAGAGGACTAAGTATGCTAGGTTCTGTATTAGCTGCCGCGGGTCCCGGTGCCTTGGGCACTCTGTTCGTCAAGCTCACTGCCGACTCCACCGACTTGGTGAGGGGAATGAACATGGCGGAGACGTCAATCGCTAAGTCCTCCGCTGTCATGCTCAAGACGGTGGCGGGACTGGGAGCGGGGATCGCCGTGGCTATGACCGGCATCGCAGTGCTTGGCCTCCGGGAGTTCGGCAAGTTCGAAGCAGCCATGATCAAAGCCACGTCCATTATGGGCGACGTGTCTGTGGGCATGCGCAAGGAGATGGAACTCACGGCCCGGACTATAGCGAAGGAGTCCACCACCTCGGCAGAGAAATTAGGTGAGGCTTACTTCTTCCTGGCCAGTGCTGGGTTAAGCGCCGAGCAAGCCCAGGCCGCGCTGAGCGAAGTAAACAAGTTCGCCATCGCGGGCATGTTTGACCTCAATACAGCCACGACGATGCTCATGGATTCACAGTCAGCCCTGGGACTGCGGTCGAAGGATGTGGCGGAGAACATGAAGGGAATGAAGCGGGTAATGGATGTTCTTTCCAAAGCCAACATCCTGTCCAACGCGGAGATCCAGCAATTCGCAGAAGCCCTCACTAACAAGGCAGCGGCAGCCTTGCGATTGGTGAACAAGGACGTGGAGGAGGGTGTGGCCGTGCTGGCGGCTTATGCGGACCGCGGCATTAAGGGAGCCAATGCCGGTGAGCAGATGGCAATTATGATGCGGGATCTTCAGTCCGCTGCTATCGAAAACAAGAAGCAATTCTCCGACATGGGAATCACTGTTTTTGACGCGGCGGGGAAGATGAAGCCGCTGGTAAGCATCATCAGAGACATGGAGATTGCCTTAGGCACGTTGTCGGACCAGGAGAAGCGGGAAGCCTTCACTCTGTTAGGCATGCAAGACAGGTCGATCGGTGCCACCCTCGCTTTAATAGGTGCCTCCGGTGCTATTGAAGAATACGAGAGGAAACTGCGGACCGCTGCGGGCGCCACCCAAGAGATTGCGGAGAAGATGGAAGCTGGCTTCTCCGCCCAGCTTATTATCCTTGGGCAGAATGTCGAGGACGCGGTAACCACGATCGGGGAGACGGTGGGGGCGATGATGCTGACGCTGGGCGGAATCGCCGCGGCGTCCACCGCCGGGTCGGTCGG